TTCAATTACTTCCCAAAAACAGTTTATACTGCCAACACAAAAGTTGGTGGTTTGGATACTGTAACAAATATTATCGCAAGATTTGGGTTTGAAAAAAAGCTGAAAGAAAATTCTTCAGCATTTTACAAATATTCAGTACAAGAGTCCGACACACCAGAAATCATTGCTCATAAGTATTATGAAAACTCTGAGAGACACTGGATTGTTTTGATGTTTAATGATATCATTGACCCACAGTATGATTGGCCTTTGAAATATGAAAATTTTATCAATTATGTTGATAAGAAATATTCAGCCAATGGTGCTGCAAATACAACAGTACAAACAGGTCTTGCATGGGCAATGAATATAAACAATGTACATTCTTATTACAAAATCATAAAAAGAACATCATCTGATGGCACAGTAATCGAAGAAAAATTACAAGTTGATGCCAACACATATGCAAATGTTGGTGCAACATCATCTTCAATTACACTACAAAGTGGAAACATAATTACACAAGCAATCACTAAAGAAAAGAAAACATATTATGAATATGAACAAGAAGAAAATGAAGCAAAAAGAGAAATCATTCTATTGAAGCCAGAATTCATTTCACAAGTTGAAAAAGAATTCAAAAAGGTAATTAAACAATGACGTTTGCAGTTAAAAAATCAACGCAGTTTCACATCAATGAATTGGTTCTTGTCACTAAAGGTGGCAACATTGACATATCTGGCATTTATGAAGAACTGAATATTTTTGATTCTCTATTGAGTCCTGTAATGACTGGAAACATACTTATCAAAGATGCGAACGGTCTATCTACGAAATTAATTTTTGATGGGTCTGAATCATTATTGATTGACATATCTAAAGACAAAAATTCAGACATTGCAAAATTTAAAAAAGCATTTCGTATATACAAACAATCTGATAGGTCAAATGATACTCAAACTGTGGAAACATTTGTTTTGGAATTTGTATCCGATGAATTGATGTATTCTGACCAACAAAAAATTAATCAATCATATGATTTAACATATACACAAATAGTTGAAAAAATTCTTTTAGATTATTTAAAAATATCCAAAAATAATACTGGTGGTGTTTTTGATGTTTCTTATGGTATTAGAAATGTAGCTATACCTAATTTGAGACCTTTTGATGCGATAGAATGGTGTTCAAAACGTGCCGTAGATTCTAAACAGGCACCAAATTTTATGTTCTATCAGAATTTATTAGGATATAATTTTGCATCATTGTCCAACTTATTAACCAAGCCAGAAATACTTGATATCAAATTTGAAGCAAAAAATTTACAAGGTAACAATCCAATATCTGAAATTGGTGGTGCAAGGTCTTTAGAAGTTGTTGCACAAACTGATGGAATGGAAAAAGCAAGGTCTGGTGTTAACGCAGGTAAGTTTGTTGGTTTTGACCCAACAACTGGAACAGTAGCTAAAAAGAATATTAGTTTTGGTGATGTTTTTTCTTCTATGGATCATGCCAACGAATCACCAAACATTTCTGCTGTTCCAAATAGAGATGGTAAAGACAGTACTGAAATGTTTGATTCTAAACAAACAGTAAGTTTTTTTAGTGCTGCAAAACAATTTAGTTCTTACATCAAAGAAAAAGTACCGACAACATTGTCAAAACAAGATAATACAGAAACGTATCTTTTCCAGAGAAAGGCTATATTGTCGAATCTAATGTCTAAGAGAATAAAATTAACCATGCCTGGTAATTTTACTTTGACTTCTGGATTTAATGTTAATGTTGAAGCACCTAATTTTGGTAAAAAAGAAAAGGGTGGTGGTGACAGTAATGAAGACCAATCTTTGAGTGGTAAATATTTAATTATTGCAACAAGACACATTATTGGATATGATAAACATGAAACAATTATTGAAGTTGCAACAACATCAAGTTCAATTCCTTTTGTTCCACAAGCATTAGTTTCACAAGTAAAAGAAGTTTTAAATTATTAATATGGAAAAAGATAAAGACTTTGCAGGTAAAAACGGTTTCATTTGGTGGACTGGAATTGTTGAGAACAGAAATGACCCACTAAAGATGGGTCAATGTCAAGTGCGATGTGTTGGTTGGGATGCAGATAATAAAATGCACCTTCCAACAAAAGACTTGCCTTGGGCAAAACCTTTGTTACCAGTAAATGGCACAGATGTTTATGCACCAAAAGAAGGTGATATGGTTATTGGATTCTTCATTGATGGAGAAAACGCACAAGAACGTGTAATGATGGGTATTTTACCTAACATTCCTTTGAAGGCTTCCAATCCACAACAAGCATTTGCAGACCCAAGAACTGCAACAGAGTTGAAGACCTCACCGAGAACAGCAAATACGAAAACATATAAAACTGATGGAACTGGAATTGTAATTACAGAAAGTCCTCAAGCAAATTCATATCCTAAGATTTTAGATGAACCATCAACTTCTCGTATTGCAAGAAATGATACCGCATCAATAACCAAAACATTCATACAAGAACGTAAAGACAATCGTGTAAAGAGTGTTCCAACTGCCAACTCTAACAGTACTTGGGATGAACCAGAAACAAAATATGGTACAGTTTATCCATACAACAATGTAAAAGAAACTGAATCTGGCCACATATTAGAATTTGATGACACACCAGAAAAAGAGAGAATTCATTTAGCACACCGAAATGGTTCTTTCCAAGAATGGTTTCCTGATGGTGACAAAGTTGAAAAGGTTACTAAAGATAACTACACTATTGTTATGGGAGATGATAGTGTTTACATTATGGGTAGTTGTAATGTCACCGTTCAAGGTAGCGCACAAGTTTATGTGAAAAAAGACGCACTTCTAAAAATTGATGGAAATGTTCAAGTTGCAGTAGGTGGAAATTACACCGAAACTGTTAGTGGAACATACACAGTTACTTCGGGTGGAACATATACTATTAACTCTGGTGGTAATTATAAAGTAACTGCACCAAGGATTGATTTGAACTAATGGCTCACGAATTTGTTTTGTTGGTAAAAGGTGAGTTAAAAACTTATACTAACTATAAAGATATACCTGATGAATTTAATAATTTAATTAAATTTTTACCAGAAATACCAGAGCCTCCACACACACATGAACAACACGAAGAATTAGATTTGTGGAATGAAAGGCTTAAAGAGTTACTGAAAAGAGAAACAAATGGCAATTAGTATTGTTGTTTCTCCTGGTTCTCCAACAGAAATATTATCAACAACTCGAACATTAAAAACTGTCAATGCAACAATTACTGCGACAGGAGATGGAGGAGAAATAATACAATCCGTATTAGTTGAATTAGAAGAAAACGAACCTGGCGTGACAATTGTAAATGGAATCACTTCTTCTTCAATTAGTGGAACATATATTGACCCATTTGAGGATAGTTTTACATATGTTGAACGAGGAAGTAGTAATTTAATTGAAACGCCAAAAACTGTTATTGGTACTGAAAATATGCCATCTAATAAAGATTTTTTTATTTTATCACAAGATACTAGAGAAGAATCTATAAGGCATTATAATGTAACCGTTATTTCAAGTGCAGGAAGTAATTCCTTTGAAGTAACACAGTCAATTTATAATGAATGGGAAGGAATTCGTTCTTTTGTTGACAACTATTATGACTAGGAGTAAAGATGCCAGCAGCAACAAGAGTAGGTGATGCAGACATAGCTCATTGTTCGGGCATGGTTAGAGCTGTGGGTTCTGGAAGTGTATTCGTTAACGGAGTACCATGGTCTCGTCAAGGTGATGTGAATACTGTTCATTTACTGCCAGGTTCTCCTTGTCCAGCCCATGCGGCACCTATTGCATCAGGTTCTTCTACTGTAAAAGTCAACGGAAAAGGTGCGGGAAGAGTTGGTGATGCATTGTCAGGATGCACATCAGTTGCAGCAGGTTCATCAAATGTTTTCGCTGGCGGATGAGATAAATAGAACATGGCCACAACTAACATAGACTCAGTACGAAATTTTAGAGACTTGGATTTGAATTTTGCGATTCATCCAATCACTAAAGATGTGAATATTTACAAAGCAGAATATGCTGTAATAAATTCAGTCAAAAATTTGATTTTGACTAACCATTTTGAGAAACCATTTCAACCAGAAGTCGGTAGTAATATTCGAAGACTTTTATTTGAAAATGTTGATTCCATAATGGCAGCACAAATAGAGAGAGAAATTGAAGAAACGATTACTAATTTTGAACCAAGGGTTCAAATTTCTTCAGTTGTTGCTGTTCATGCACCAGAAGAAAATGGATACAAAATTCGATTAGAATTTTTTGTAATAAACAATCCAGACCCAATTACGATTAATTTTTTCCTAGAACGGATTAGATAACATGGCAGACCGTTTAAGAGTTACGGAACTTGATTTTGACACCATAAAATCAAATCTACAAACATTTCTAAATCAACAATCTCAATTCACAGACTATGACTTTGAAGGGTCAGGACTGAATGTATTGCTTGATATTTTGGCATATAACACACATTACAATGCCTACTATCTTAATATGGTTGCAAATGAATCTTTCTTAGATACCGCATTGCTTCGTGACTCAGTAGTTTCTCATGCTAAGGCCTTGGGTTATGTGCCACACTCAATGAAGGCACCAATTGCAACAATTAATTTTTCTGTGGCAGCTGCAACAACAACAGATGGCACATTGACTATTCCTGCCGGTTATTCTTTCTTATCTAATCAGATTGATAGTAAGGTTTATAACTTTGTTGTTTTGGATGACATAACTGTAACCAAAGCTAATAGTTCTTACTATTTTGAAAATTTGGACATTTCTGAAGGTCAATTAATAACCTACAGTTTTAATCATAATCAGTCTGCAAATCCGAAACAAGTTTTTACATTACCCGATAACAACATTGATACAACAACTATTAAAGTTGGTGTTTCTCCAACATCGACAACAACCGATATTGCAGTTTACAATTTAGTTACAGATATTTTGGATGTTACAAATAATTCACAAGTATATTATTTACAAGAAACTAAAAACGGACAATATCAAATTTATTTTGGTAACAATATAATTGGTAAAAGTTTACCTGATGGTGCTGTTGTTTCAGTAACATATTTGGTAACAAATGGCACATCTGCAAACAAAGCAAATAACTTTGTTGGTGCTTTAACTTTAACTGATAGTCTGAATCAAACT